ATCTCCCAACTTTGTGAAATAGGTGCACATTCTAATGTAAAACTAGAAGCTAATTCTTTTAATGACGTGGTTGTTAAATCTAGTGAATATGTAGGGTTTGTAATTGTACCAACAACAACGGAATTAGAAACATCTGTCAAATCAAACTGTATCAACACCCTTGAAAACTTATCAATCGTGTCTGTCTTATACTTGAATAAATCTAATATTTGGTCTATACCTGTATTTTGGTTTTTAAAATCAGTATAAATTGAAGCATCTTTAGAACTTGTTACAAAATATATCATTCTACTTTCCCTCTAATGTCTTGGTTAGGATACTTGATTTCAAATACCGATGGTTCCACCGATGGATATACTATTTTATTTTTAGTAGCATTTGAAATTGGATAGTATTTGTTAGAGTAACTACCCTCTGTTATATTTCGTAACTCAACGGAATTTACAGTTCTAACTCCATCAACATTTGCAATTTGAAGTTCTAAGTCTGACAAATAAATAGGAGAGTTAAAATCTTGTTTAGTTATGTCAAAGAACTCTTTTACCACTTCAATGGTCTGTAATAATACTTCGTTTTTATTATATCCTTTAAACACCGATATACTAAAGTCAACACCTATATTCACAATATACCCGTCTAATAGATTTACACCGTCAGTAAGTAGTCTAAATTCTTCTAAATATCTAGATAGGTTTTTCTTAGTCTGTGTATTTAGTGTTGCTAACTTTCCGTTCCCATCATAACCTAATAAATATAAATCAATAGTTGATGTTGGTGATGACTGAACTATTCCTTGTTTGTGTTTTTGTGCTGTTACCTTTGACACACTACCAAATTTAGTTGGCATAGACAACACTCTAGCTTTATAATCCTCGGCAGTCACACATCTTTTTTGTGATGAAAAGAATTGTAGTGCGTTTTGTCTAATCTCATCTGTCGTTGGTAATCCTTTACCCCCACTTGCCGCGTTATCGTTAGTCGTACTTAATGTGGCTTTTATCTGATTGAGTGTAGCAAGGTTACCACTAAACGACGTAGTATCATTTTCAAATACAACTTCATTTAAATTAGTCAAGTCATTCTGTGGTACGTTTGTTTCAACACCACCACCAACTGTGTACTTTACCGTAAGAGTCGTATTAGATGGAACTTTACCATATGTTTTACTTGTACTAAATGAAGTTGGGTCAATTGATAGTTCGGTAGAGTTTGTGTTATTATTAATTTGTTCTAATGCGGATATAACTTCACTATCTTCACTTTCTGTTGTACCACTTCCAAATTGAACTTCTAGTTTTAAGTTCTTGTTAACCCTTGTTATAAATCGTCTAGGTACTTTTAATAGTTTTGTCTGAAAGAATGGTTCTGATGTCGCGGTGGTTAATCGTTCCGATGTTATGATGTTGTCTTGAGCTAAATAATCAACTTCATAATACGTGTTCCCATCTGAATCCTGTATTGATAAAACTTCAATTACGTCCTCGTCGGGTAATTCAATTGTATAAAATTGTTGTGGGTCACCAACAGATACTTCTAATGTTTTTTCAACACCAGCAACAATAGGTACTTCTTTATTATATTCAATCAACCAAAACGTTGTACTTCCTGCTTCTTGTTGGAATGATGTAATAAATTTACTATCTGTTCCCAAATTAGACATTTCAGAAAAGTAAATTGGTTCTAGTGTTCTAAATACTACATCAGAGTTTAATTCAGAACTTACTTTCATACCTGATGCTACTTTAAGAGCGTAGGTGAAGTCGGGGTTACCTGAACCATCATCAGGTAATAATTGATATACTTTAATAGACCCAACAGCACCACTAGACAATGGAACTTTATACCCCAATGACTGTGCAAGTGATATAATATTCTTTGGTTCAGATGCGTGAGTTAATAAGTTTTCTTTAAAGTTGTAATCAATGTTATATGATAATACATCTCCTGCATATGCAACCAATTCAATAAACATATTACCAACACTTGTATCAGTAAAGTCATTGTATGTGTTAGGGAAGTATGTTTTAGCAAACTCTATCAAACGTGCTCTATATGAACTAAAATCTTTTGCTAGAAGATTCACATCCTTAGTTTTTTTACTATAATCTTTATTTATTGAATTAATTGCCACGCTAGTTTCCTATTTTTAAATCAAAACTTACTCTATCTAATAAGTTAGGATACTGTGTTAGAGAAAAAGTAATTGTAAAGTTTATTCTATTATCATCATTTATATTTTCAAATATAAAATCATTAATAATAAGAGATGGAAATTTATCTAATATTATATCTCTAACAGTTTCTTCTACTTTTATTTTTGTTATTTCAGTATCTTGTTCAAAAACAAATCGTCTTAGATTATTACCAAATGTTGGATTGAGTGGTCGTTCTCCAAAATTAGTTAGTAATGTATTCTTTAGATTAGACTTAATTGCTTCTTGGGTAGTAAAGGTTTGTTGAAAACCTCCTTGTCTACCTCTCCGTATTGGTAAGTCTATTCCTATTGGTTTCATTATCTAAAGCCACCACGTTGTTTTGCCAACTTATCCATTTTCTTAAACCTATCACCAAGATTACTATTCATTGCGTTCAATACACCTGCGACTGCAGGATTGGTTGTATCAACAGGTTTACCTTCCATACCTGTAATTGGTGTGTTTTGTGATGGGTAATTGGGTATTCCTGTCTGAGTTGTATAGTTCATACTTCTATACTCACTCATTGGTTCTCCACCCACTAATGCTTTAATACTTTCCATCACATTACCTTTTTCTAGTGATACCTTCTTAGGTTCACGTGTTTCGGTAACAGGACTAGGTGTTGGTTTTTTTGTTTCCTCTTTTAACAATCTGTTTACTTCGTGTTCTACTAACATAGGTAAGAGTTTTTGAACTCGTCTTTCAACAATCTTATCTATTTTAGATTCTAAAACTTTAAGTAATTTTTCAGTTGAACTTTTCATCTCTTCTTATTTTGTTATTATTATATAAATATCCTTTGTCATAAATTTACAACTACCCATTAAGTGTTTTGTTTATTATCAATGCAGTACCTAACGAACCAATTGCAATAAGTAGTGGGTTAAATATTTTAGTTTCAATGAGATTACGTATCTGTTTAATTAAAAACACTAGTACCGGCCCGTATGGAAATGGTATATTTGATGCTTGTTGTTCTAGGTCGTCTAACCCATCTAAACCTTCGTTTAATCTATCGCGTAACCCTAACAATTTATCAAACAACTTTGAAATAAACCCTACATTAACACTATGTATATTTTCATATAATTCTAATTTTGGTTTTTCAATTTTTTCTAATAGTAGTTGTTCCTCTTTCAACACAACCCATCGTTTACTTATCCAAGCTAAATCATTACCTGCACTTATCAATGAGTTTAACTCATCTAACTGTTCTTCCGCGCGGGTCACGTCGTCGGCATCACCATACTGATTCTTTTTTGATTGTTGTTTATTTTGTAAGTTTTTATCTTTTAACTCACTAAAATTAGCCAATTCTTTTAATCGTGCTAACTCAACACTTATTTCCGCAACCCTCTTATCTATATCTTCTTTTTGTTTTCTAACTCTAGCAGAAGAACCTGATAATACCTCATTCAATAAACTAACTAATGAAACTATACCTATTTCGTTTGACAATCTACTCATTACCGTATATACACCTCCTCTGATAATATTTTACTCACAGATGTTTGTTGTATATTAGTGGTACCTTTTGGACTTATTGAATCACTAATACGTTTTTCGAGTAAAGAACCAATACCATTCAGGTCAGGGTTATCTAATTGTTTTAAACTTAAAGCAGTTTCGTGTAATATTTCTATTAAAGAAGTCCATTGACTTGCAAACTCTTTACCCCGTACTAATGGTTGGTCTGTTTTATCTGTACCAATGAATATAAAATTACCATTTAACGATAATTGTCTACCCGCTGCAATATCAATATCTTTATCGGATGAAACACCAACTGAACCACCTCTACTTTGTAGAAATATACCATTCACTTGAGAGTTCATTATAATTCTGTCAGAATTTAAAAGTAAATGTCCTCCGTTTTTATTATCATTAAATTGTTTTTCTACAACATCATTAAATTTAGTATCCGTGATACGAGAATACCCACCTTCATCGTTAAAGAATACAATAGACGAGTTGCTATTTTCAATTTCAAGCAATGGTTCATTGTTGGGAGAATGTGTCAATAGTATAGAGTTTCCAAGTCTACCCTCAAAAACAACATCACCATAGTTTATTTTTCTTTTACCAATCCTACTTATTTTGAAGTCTTTAGATATTCTATCAGCAGTCGTTATTTTTTTACTATTACGAATTACTGATGATGTAGTTATATTATCATCACTATATTTTGTATTACCAAGCAACCTAGATGTGTCTATATTGTTGTTTAGGTTGTCATTTAGGTTTAGAGAACTAATATAGTAATTACCTAACGGACTTCTTAAAGCTAAAACATATTCGCCAGGTATAGGGTATTTTTTAATATTAACATCAATCGGTTTATATACTATGTCAGTATTTTCACTTTTTCCCGATTGTGATTCATTTTTCCCTAATATAGACCCAATTGATAAGTCGGGTCTTGTAGTATCATTATGATTTGAATCACTAACATACACAATATCCAATGTTGCATTTGTAGTTTTAGAATCAATGTAAGCCTTTAATTGAAATAAATCATTGGTGGTGACGGTTCTATGTTCCCGAATCATCGTTTTCCCTCAAGTCCTCAACTTTTATATCTTCAATTTGTTTGGTGAGGTTTTCATCTTTTTGTTCAGCTTCTTCTATGGTGGCCAACAACTCTTCTTTCATTTTATCAGTCAATCCTAATTCTTCATCATCACTACCACCACTAACACTCATAACTCGTTGTATGATTGTAGCAATCTTAACAAGTTGTTCATCATTTTGGACTCCCACGTGTATTAAGTCTTTTACCACAGGGCCAATATACGCAATATCCTTACCACCTTTTAGACTAGTCAGAAAACTACCCATAACATTTTCAATAGTCTTATCTTTCTTTTTACTATTAGTATAAATGTCTTCTAGAATTCCTGATAGTGATTTATCACCAAATATAATATCATCTTTATCCATACTAATAAATATACAAGGTTGAAAATTAGTATCGTTCTTGTCGTATCTTACCGATAGTCAAGAAGTCATCGTAGATACGATACTGTATTGGTTTCATTTTATTTAACACAGGTGTGATATGTTGTCCTGTGTAACCCGTCATTTCTCTAATCATCAAATACAATGTCTTTTTTCTGAATACATCTATCACATCAATGTATCTAAATAGTTCAATGATTGCAAATGCTATTTGTAAGTCTCTGTCTTTATCAAAAACTTGTGGTATCTTTTGTTCCCAAAATTCATACATCAACTCAACGAACTCACCTGTGAAATCTTTCTGTCGTCTGTTTTCTTTTTCATCTTGTATTTCAAACACCTCTTCGGTATCATCAATACCCGTGTACATCTTTTTTACTTTGAAATTTTTATTGTTGTTTAAGATAAGATAGTTTTTAGCAACAATAGAAAAGTATGAGAATGCTTTACCTTTATCCCCTTTATACTTGTGGAGATTTAAAATAATAAAAGATAACACTTCACGTTGAACGTCCATTGGGTCATCTAAAAAATACTCAAACTTAAATGTATTGAATACGTTCTCCACTAACTTTTCAAGTGGGTATTTTAAATGTTCATTGTATATTTTATCTCTGACTCTTGAATTTTCTTCAAAGTTATATTTTACAATCCAATCCTCAGTTTCCTGTGTGAAGTAATAATTAGATTTATTCTTCTCTTTCGGCATATATGTATTCTCCTAGATTATCAACTACACGTTTCATCTGAGTGAATACATCACCTACTTCATCATCACTTTCAAATGCACCACCAATATCAACTTGTCTCATAGTTTCCATTGCAGTGTTAATACCTTCTTCAATTCTTAAAAACTCATCTTCAAAAAACATTATTTTTCTGTAAAGAGTATAAACTGAATAAGATAATATTAGTACAATAACTGATAATAAAATAATAATGAATAATTCCATTATAAAATTGTTTTAATATTTGTCTGATACAATTCCACGTTATCTAACTTAAACGCAGGTGTTTCAGGTGAATGTAAAAAATCAATACGTCTAGTAAATCTTTTGTTCATTAAATCCTTAATAATGTAAAAACCTGATAACTCATCTGAGTTAATATAAACAATATCATTGAAGTCAAAACTCCCACCATATCGTTTATGTAAATCTCTACTTACTGCAATATAACGATAATCTGACGCATTGTCAATTTCTATCACAGTTCCATCTGCCGTAATGTTAGGAGTATCATCGGTTTGTTCAGGTACAGGGTGATAAACAGTAGCAACTACATTATCATAAAATCTTAAATTAAATACATTCTGTATTAAATCTTCGTTATCCTGAATTTGACTAGTTAAGTTAGAAATAGAAGATATTTGTTCTAACTGTTTTTCTTTAGAATCTTTTAAAGAATATTCTAAATCATTTATTCTATTATTAAAAGAATGAAATACTAATATTAATAATAGTATAGAAGTAAAAGTTATAGAGTCTTTTAGTGACATAGTTATTTACTGTTTAGATATTACGTGTTAAAAAATGTATTTCCAAATTTTTGGTCAAAAGGTCTTATATTTTCTTAGTATTTGGTGCTTTTTGGGGGGTTGGTGCAACCATACCAAGTTTTTTTGATTCATCAATTATATCAGAACTGTCAGGTTTATCCTGACTTTCTTCAGATGAAACATAAGAAGTTTCTTTATCAGATACAAGTTTTTCTTTTACTTTTTTTACATACATTTCATAATCTTTATCATCCACCAACTTGTTCCAAGCTATAACCAAACTTACAGCCAATGGGTCAAATACAAATATCAACATAATAATAAACCACTTTACAGCAGTGTCAATGGGAACATTAAATGCATCAGCTATAAACTTAAACCCACCAATCTCTCTAGCCAAATCTATGTTGTCGGTTTGAATGGTAAGTATTTCTATATTTAATTCATTTAACTGTTGTCGTGATTCTGTTATCTGACTATTGAGTCCTCTAATTTCTTCGTCTGCTGATTCAATCAATTCAAAGGTTCGTCTAGCGTTTACCCAATTTTCACCGACCACTAAACTATCATATCTAGTCTCTTGTGATGAACGTTGGTCAGTTAACACATCTATACGGTTCTCAAACCTTGAAATATCGTTTCTAAGACCGTTTCTCTGTACATCTAGTATATTGACCTGACTATCTACATTTTGAACCGCCAGAGACGTTTTTTGATACGCATTTGAAAGGAATCCAAAGATACCCATAGAAGTCACGAATACAAGTATGACAACTGCTGATGTAAAGTATATTCGGAACAACCAATTTATTTTGTTCCACATTCTATGGAGATATGAGGCCGCTACTAATTTACCTAATTCTAATGACCCAGCCATTATAGCAACACTTAACGTTGCACCACTAAACAGAAGAGCGATACCCGTTACAGAAAAGAATGCGGCACAACCAGCGATTATTAACGCACTTAACCCTACTACCCATTTAAACATTATTTGTTTCCTCAATTATTTCAGCATCAGGGATATAACGGATAAAGATATATTTAGTTTTATCTTTATTCCAAAGTACCATATCAGCCCTTAACTTGTTTTTGATTTGTTCGTAATCTTTAACAAGTGTTTTATCTATTTCACTTAATACTTGAAATAAATATCCCTTTTGTTCAATAGTTTTCATAGGTATAAATATAAAAAAAGAGAGAAACTACCAATTTCTCTCTTTTACCCCTCGTAACCTCTACTCGTTTAGAGTAGTTTTTTTACCTTTAACTTTTCTACTTTTCTCTTCAACGAGATAGATAGTAAACCGTTTTGTACGGTAGCTTTAATATTATCTCTATCTACGTTGTTAGGGATAAAATAGTTTTTATTTAAGGTAAAGTCAAATCCATCAACGGATGCTTCTGCTTTGACTGTGATAATTTTTTCACCAAGTTCTACATCAACGTCTTTTTCATCACAACCCGGCACCTGAATATGTAAATCCAAGTCATCGGAAAGTTCTGTTGTTGAATATCTTTCTGGCGTAAATACCACATCAAATAGGTCATCAAATAAACGTGCTCTAGTCATAATAATTTTGGTTTAGTTTATGTTTAAGTTTACTAGTTTATTTACAAAGTCTATACCAAGTTACTTGGTCTGACTTTTTTTCTCTTTGGGTGGGTCAATGTTTGTCAAATTGTCATACTTCCAACCACTATATTCAGCTTTACACGCCATAGCATCACCCCAATGTAGAATTTCAAGTAAAAATGTTCGTGGTTTTTTGTCTTCATCCCAATTTTTTAGATAGTAGTGATTCTTTTCATCAAACATTCCATCTGAATTATAGATTGCAAGAAATTCATTTTCAGTAACCACTATCCCTGCTTTCTGTAATAGGAACAACGCTCTGTTAGTTACGTCCATATTAGTGATGTCTTTGTTTCTTGTGTATGTTCTGTCATACCGTTTACGGTAGTATTCAGATTCTTCAGGTACATAGTATGGGTCAACCCCATCACCCACTTTACCTAGGTCGTGATTAAGAGCAGAGAACACAAGTTCTTCTTTGGTAAAGTCAATCGTCCCACCTAGTTGTTTAAATGTTTTAGCAACCAATAAAGATGCGTTCACAACATTTCGGACGTGAATACAATATCCACCTGCAAATGCTAAGTGAAAATGTTTTACTCCACTTGCAGGAGCCATAATCATATGTTCTGCCATAGAATCATATAACTCAATCAACTGTTCCTTTCGGGGGGATTCAATGTTTTCTTCTATGATTGCGATTAAAGAATCATAGTTCGCTTTCAATTGTTCGGGTGTTAGTTGCATGTTGTAACTGTTTTATTTTTTGTTGGTATTTAATTATTTCGGAACAATCTTCGTATCGTTCCATTTCAATATAATGATTTTTTATTTGTTCTAAAACTTTATTATACTCGTTCTCTTTCACATACACATAGATTGGTATGTCATCTTGAGAAACAACGTACATTTGATTTTTAATTACACCGTCATTGATGTTTCGTTTAATTACATCAAATGTGGTGTCTAATACATTCACTCTAAATGTTTTTATTTTATCTTTTACTTTTTGACTTAGTTCCATTTGAAAACTTTTTATATGTGTTGTATAGTTCTTCAACCGACAAGTCATCAGTCTTGCCGTTTAACCAACTTTCATATAAATAGTCCCAATGTTTACCAAATTCTTTTTTTAACTCTTTTCGTAAATCACGTAACAATCTATCTTCTTCCTCATAATGGTCTTTCATTAGTCGGGTGTATCGTCTGTGGTATTGGTCAATGTCTTTTCTAATGTTCTCATCAACCGTAACTCCACGTAACGCCAAACGTTTACCACGTTCTTTGTGTTCTTGTGTGATACGTTCTATGGTCTTGAGTTCTTCTTGTGCCTCATCATAATATTGTGAGTACTCAAAGTCACCGTGTTTGATTTTATCAATTAGTGGAGTCTTTTTGTCTAACTTCTTTCGTTTGTCGTTTCGTCTCCACCAATTGTATGTTGTTCTTGCCATTGTAACTGTTCTATTTTTTGTTGTAAGATTAAGTGTGATTCCACACTACCTACAATATTAGGAATTTTTGTGTAAAAGTCAACCCATTGATGTTCTTTTAATTGTTCACGTAAAACATCAGGGTCGGGTAAGTATGTCTTTACATTACTCATCGGTATCACTTAGGTCTTGTAATATCTGTATCTGTTCATCAGTCAACGTTCCATTGTCGGATAGTGAATCAAGTATGTCATTGATTATATCTTGTCGGTCTGTAAATTTAATCTCCATTACCACCTCTTATAATTTCGTCCATAGTCTTTCGTTTTACATAACGTTTATGGTTTGATAAAAATATATCAAGAGCCTTTAATTCAGTTTTAATTTTGTGTTGTATTAACTTGGTTGTCTCTAGTGATATGTTAGTATCATTGATTGCATTGAATGCAGCATATCTACGAGTTCGGGTAGATAAATACTTTTTTATTTTATGTAATCGTTTTTCTCGTTGGGTAATTTTTTCATAGAAATTTATAAGTACACGTGGTTGTGAATCAAAGTTCATCTTATACCAATCTATACCTTTACGCATATCAACTAAAAAGCCTCTGATATCTGTACACTCCAATCGTAAGTCTTTGAGTTCCTCATCACTCTTTAGTGTTCGTTCGTAATCATACCAAACTTTTTTAAAAACATAATTATCTATTTCAGAATTGGCATTATCAATCCATCGTTGTAAATCATACAAACTGTCTAACTTAAAACTATTTGATAAGTCAGTATTTTTTTGATTGTAAGAATTAGAAACAGATGTTTGTTCTCTACGTGGTAGATACGTTGTAGTATAACCGTGGTTTGAGTAATTCATATATATGTATATATTATTTCTTTTTGTTTTGTTTTGTTACATTCTTTGCGACATTATTGAGACGAGTGTGTCCCATTTTAGCCATTAGTCTTAGTGTCTTGGCACTAAACTCCATTTCTTGTTTGATTTTTACTTTATTATTTTTCATTTAAGAACATATTTTGTAGTTGTTTGGTAAGTTTTGTTAAAGATGTCGGGTCAATTGACGAGGCGTCTTTACCATACATAGTTTTGAATTGAGAATTTTCTCTTTCATTCACATAATCGTCATCGGTAATAAAGAACGATAGAACAGTATAACCATTATTTCTCAACGTGTCAACTTGTTTTTTTGTCTGTTGAACCGCACCATCTCCACCGTACTCTTTAAAGTAAGGAGCACCGTCTGAGTAGTTAATAAAATAGGTTTTGAGAGCGTCACTACCTATGGGTAGTTGTTTCATAATGGATTCAAAACACAGACCTTCAGGAGTTAGACCATTGTGATAGAATCTCCCAAAGTATTTTTTGATGTCTTTCATTGACTGTTTACGTGAGTCATACGCGACCCACATAAACGCCCTTTCCTGTTGACCAACCGTTTCACTATATCTAAATGAAATTTGAACATCAATGTTGGTCATTGACCCCATCTGTGCAATTGCAACGGCGGACATCAAAGAGTCTTTGAACTTAGTACCCGCCATAGAACCACTACCATCAATAGACAAGTGAAGAAACGCATCTGAATGTTTTTCTATAATACTTTGGTTAAAGATGTTATAGTCACCCGCACCAATGGCGTGTAATCTTCTTTTTTCAATACGTCCCTTTTTTTGTCGGTTAATATCAGTTTGAGTTTCACGGTTTCTGATTTGAAGTTTTTTACCCAACTTCTTACCGAGTAAAATACCTTTTCTAACCTCATCATCGTGAGCCCCCTCACTTCTTCTATTCATCATATTGTAGAAGAAATCAAAGTTAGATTCCGATAGGCCACGTAAGACAATCACATTTGTCTTTTCTTTATCACCGTATCTGTCCTCAAATTCAACCTCAACAACATCAGAATCACTACCCTGTAAAGACTTTACTGTGTGTGATAGTTCTTTGGATAGTTTACCTTTGGTAATATCACCGTCTAAGAACTTCTTTTGTTTCTGTATTTTCTTTTGAAGCTGTTGTTTTTGATTGATAGTTAATTCCTCTAATTCTTTTTCACCTGAGTCATCACCATCTTGAGTTTCACTTGAGTCTGAATTAGGAGAGTCACCACCTGTACTATTACCTGACTCACTTTTTTCAATACCGTTTTCTTTGTTCTCATCTGATTGTTCTTCTTCACCTGACTCATCATTTTCAGTATCAGGTTCTTGTTCATCAGTTAAGATGTTTTTCATAATCAACTCAAATACCTTAACTGTTACCGTAAGGGCATCGGTGGTTGATTTCATCTTAGGAACTTCAGAGAAAATTAGATTATGAATAGTTCGTAAATCAGGAAGGGCGGTTAAGTCACTATTCTCATTGACCAAGTTGATAATTCTACTGAAGTAAGACTCCATTGTTTTATCTCTATATTCAGATGATAGTAACATTTTGTCAATAACTTTGTCATTGAAGTATCTATCATAAAGAGATTGGTAATACCCTTTATAGCCAGGAGATGTGGTATAAACATAACGGTCAATCCGTCTATCTTCTACGTAGTTTAATAACCCTCTAAACTCTTCACGGTAGATAAGTAACTGTTCACGTAACTCATCTGTTAGTAACCCCATCTGTTGTATCTTATCAAATAGATTAGGTAAGATAGTAAAGTCAGTTAGTTTAATATGAGAAGCTTCGTGAAGAGCAAGACCCACAACACTATCAAAGTTTTTTTCATCAATCGTAGACCCAATGACAATCTTATGAGAGTCAGTATAAGAGTCACCTGAGTTTCTATATTCAACAGGTATTGATTGTTTAGTTAGGATACGAGTAAAGTTTGAAATAACTCGTTGGTATTTGGCTAGTTTAACAGGGTCTTTGTCTTTAGTGGACAAATCTGTCATATGTGAATCATCTAACCAATAAGAAGAGAATAATTGTGAGTTCATATGATTAAGGGGTTAATTATCATTACGTAAGAAAGATACTGAATCCCCATATCAATGTCAAGACTTTTTTTTAAATTTTTTCACTAACGTGTTTTACTTCGTATCGGTGTCCTGAATCAGAATTATTTTGAAATAGCTTTTTGTAATCTTCTGCATCCTCTTCACCACCAAAAGTTAATACTTCACCGAACTCGTCAATAAGAATAACGGGTAGTTCTTGGTTGTTTATTTTTACGTATTTGACAATAATGTAACTCATAGTATATATGTATATATTTATATTTGTATATATAAAAAGGTGATGTTCTTTATTAGTTAATCTTTAAGTAATTGTTTTTGTGAAATACGGGTTTCAAACTTATCAAAGCGTGAGTCCATATCTCGGTATGTTTGTTCTATGGTTTCTTTCAAATTCTGATTTTGAATTTGAACTTCTGTATGTATATCTCTTTCAAGATTATCTACGTGTAATTGTAGACCGTCTATATAAGATTTTAAATCTAGTATTTTACTTATTACCCAAACCATACCCCCAACCATCAAAATTCCGATGACCGAAAGTATACCTTGAACAAATGCTATTGTTTCCATATGTTTTCTCCTTTTTTTATGTCAAAGAACATCACCACTTTTATATATAAGCGACTCGGAAGGGACTTGAACCCTCAACTTCTTGCGTGACAGGCAAGTGCTCTAACCAATTGAACTACCGAGCCATTTGTATTCGGTAGGGGATTTGAACCCCTGTGACCACCGTGAAAGGGTGGCATCCTAACCACTAGATGAACCGAACATCTGAGTGGCGGGGGTGGGAGTTGAACCCACGATTAACGGCTTATGAGACCGTTGGCGAACACCACACGCTCTGCCCCGCTATATTTCTTTTTTCTTATGTTTTCTCTTTCTACTGTATATCTTTTTGGACGTGTGAGTTTGTTGAGTCATCTTCTTACCGATGTGATGTCTAACTTCACCCATTGTCATAGGAGACCAAGTTGATTTTTGTTGATATTTATTTTTACGTGTCATAATATAAAGTTACAAAAAATAAATATCAATGTCAAGTATTTAATTAGATAAAGGTGCTTTAATTGTTGGGTGTGATTGGTAGTCTTTAATTATGAAGAAATCGGGTCTAAATTCTTCAATTTTTTTACTAAAGGGTATATCTCCTACTAATTCCTTATCATTTAAATAATGATACTCATCTAAATACGAAAGTTGTGGTAAGTCAAATGAGGTTCTACTTATTTGTTCTTTTGCCTGTTCTATGTGATTGGAATATAAATGAGTATCACCCAAATTACCAATTAATTCATCAGGTATCATATTTACTTCATTTGCAATCAGTTGTAGTAACAATCCATAAGATGCAATATTAAATGGAAGTCCTAAGAATGTATCTACTGAGCGTTGATTCCACATTAGTGAAATTGCACGTGTCGGTACATTATTCTCATTCATCTCTTGTTCAATGTGGTCGTGGTGCATATGTGAACCTATTTTGTTTCCATACCAAGTGAATCTTTCAGCTAGGTTCAACTCTCTTGTATAAACTTGAAATCCATAATGACAAGGTGGTAGAACCATTTGGTCTAAGTCTCCAACATTCCAAGCATTGACCATCAATCTTCTACTATCAGGGTTTGTTTTTAGATTATGGATAAGTTCACCTATTTGGTCTATACCATCCCATTTTCTCCATTGTTTACCGTATATTGGGCCTAAGTCTCCCCAATCTCTAGCAAACTCATCATCTGTTTTGATTAGTTCAATAAATACTTTCTCATCAAATAGTTTTCCTTTTGCAATAGCAGGGCCATTAAACTTTGTTTTAAAGTTTTTAAAAGCATCACCGTTCCATATATTACATCCGTTATCAACTAGATACTTAATGTTGGTATCACCTCGTAAGAACCAAAGTAATTCTGTTACGATTGTTTTGAATGCCATTTTCTTTGTAGTAAGAAGTGGAAATCCTTCTTTCATCTTATGACGAATGGTGTAACCGAATATAGATTTAGTACCTGTACCTGTTCGGTCTGATTTATTTATTCCAAATTCTAAAATAGTTGTGAGTAAGTTTTGATATTGTTTATCTAAATTGTTCATAAAGGTTTAAGTATTTATCCACGGACTGTTCTATTGTTAAATTTGTTGTTACATACTCTCTACCAAATTCACCCAAACGGTAATCATACTTTGATAGTTCTTCTATGATATCGGTGTCGGTAAATACTTTATTAGTGTATCTACCACTACAATTGTTTTGTATAATATAATTAATATTTGCGTCAGTCACAATTCCATCACCAATACTATCACCACCAACATATTCTCGTTTGTCTAAACAAAAAACAACTCTCCCACAACTCATAGCCTCGTAAACACCACGACCAATAGTTATAACTAAATCTACTTCGTTTATTTTTTTCTCAATATCAAATACAGGATTATCTTTTTTATGATTATATATAAACTCTATTCCAAGCTTATTACATATGTTACTCAACCTATCATTTAGTAATTGATTATGTGTCAATGATAATATTTTTTTTAAACTTTTATTTATTGGATTATCTATCTTAAATGTTTTAGTGTTTATACCGTTGTATATTATTTCACTCGTAAACCCTTTACTCGCTGTAAAATCTTTTACTTCTTTACTTACTGATACTAATTGTTTTATCAGAGGGTGTGCAAATGGTTCTTCTTCTTCTACATGAATACCGTGGTTCGTGTGTATACAAATATCATCAACCCTGTCAAGATGATATATTGATGTTTTACCTGACGATAATATTAAATCATACTTTTTAGTTGGTGGTGCTCCTATGTACAACGGTACATTCATTTCTCTTAAACGTTGTTCTGTTACAGTAGACCCACCACCATCATTACCAACACCGAACCCATCTACACTATGACCTCTACGTAATAATTCTTCTATAATAGAATAGTTGTATTTAATACTACCATCTATACCTGATAATGAATGGTTGGCTACCAATACATCCATTTAACCCTCACATGCAATACAAACCAAATCATTCATATTAAGTTTCTTTCTAGCAAATGCCTGTGCTGAGTTCATTGAGTGTTGGTAGTATAGGGTTTTTACTCCTAACTTCCACGCGTCTATCAATAACTTATTTACATCTTTAGTTGGCATATCAGGTGAAATCATTAAGTTCAACGATTGTGATTGGTCAATGAAATCTTGTCTAATTGCGGCTTGGTTGATGATAGATGATTGGTTGATTTCTGCAAACGTTCTAAATACATCTTTTTGTTCATCTGTTAAGAAGTCTAAATGTTGAACCGACCCATCTTGTTCTTTAATACTATTCCAAACATCTTTGGTATCTTTACCTAAATCTTGTAATAGTTTTTTAAGAACGGGATTCTTAACTGTTACTTTCATTTTTGCTAAATCTTTTACATAACAGTTACTAAATAAGGGTTCAATGGATTGTGAAACTTGACCTAATATAAATGCTGATGAAGTTGTCGGTGCAATTGCATTAAGAGTAACGTTTCTTCTACCATACCCAACTAAGTATTCAGGTTCACCAAACATTCTTGCTAGTTCTTCTGATGCTTTATATGATTTTTCTTGTATCAATTTAAACACCTCTACATTTAATCGTGCAGTTTCTCTTGTATCAAATGGAAGTCCTTTGGATTGTAACAAAGAATGCCAACCCAATACACCTAAACCTAATGCTCGTTGTCTTTTAGCAAAGTTATAAGATTTCTCCATAAAGTCAAAAGCACGTCTACCCTCTTTAGTTCCGTTGTCACGTATTTGTTCTAATTTTGTGACAAACTCTTCGTTGACTGCGTCTAAAAAGAAAGTAAGAACTTCTACTGCATCTGTGTCCTTCCATTCATCGTAATGTAATAAGTTCATTGAGGAAAGTACACATACGAATGATTCTTCTTCTGAGTTATGAAGGGCAATCTCAGAACATAGGTTAGAGTTATAGATTGTTGCTCCTTTATCCTTATACACATCAACAGTATTTTTGTTCATCGTGTCGTGGAACATAATGTACGGATACCCAATCTCACCTCTTCGTTGAATTACTTTAGCCCATCTCGCACGTTTCTCCTCATCACCACCAATCATTTCTTCCATAAACTTATCGGTTACGGTAACGGCGTGGGTTAAATCTTGAATAGGAGCACCTTCTGTTCCAATATCTAAAAACTCCATTACATCGGGGTGTTCAATTGGTAAATAAGGTGAGAATCTACCTCTACGAGTTGCTCCTTGTGAGATGTTATCTACCACCGCTTCAAACAAATTCATAAAATGTACGGCGCCGGGTGCAAGTCCATTATCAGTTACAGGTGTACCTCTACCTCTGATGTTTCCAAAATAACCTGATGTCCCACCGCCCATCTTGCTCATTTCACCAACTTCTGCTGATGTATAAAGTATGGACTCAATATTATCTTGTACGTTTGAACCAAAACAACTAACAGGTAAACCTCTCTTTTTACCAAAATTAGCCCACACAGGTGAAGATAGAGAATACCAACCTTTACCCATATAATCATAAAATTTATCAGCGTATCCTTCAATACCTAATATCTTTTCGGCGTGTTGTGCAATAGTTTTTATTCTTTCGTTTGCAGACTCACCTTCACTTAAATATCCTCGTTGTAAAAAGGTTATAGATTCTTCTGTCACCCATTCAAATGGTTTTCGTTCACTCATCGTATGTAATAATTAAATTGTTAAAATAAATCGTCTGATGTAATAGACTTTTGTCGTTTGGAATAATTGATACTTCTTTTGTTAAAGAAGTCTGTGTGTTTGGTTGCTAATATTTCATCATCAAACCATTCAGTATTTTCTAATAACTGTTCATTTACTTTAAAAATCCCATCAATGCCAATACTTTCTAGTGACCTATTGAATCGGTCTTTGATGAATTCTAAAGTTTCGTCTTTGGTGAGGAAGTCCAAATCACCTTCCTCAAACATCCATTCTACTATGTCGGACTCTGCGTCATATGCATCAATGGTAGCATCAACAATGTCAGACACTAATTCCTCTGTCCACCAACTTGGATTTTCTGATTTAATTAGATTGACTAAATCAAACCCGAACTCTGCGTGAATTCGTTCTTCTTTAGATGTAGCTTCAACTGCGTTACTCATTCCTTTTAAAACATTCTTATGTTTATTGAACGCCATAATTACTAAGAATTGAGAAAAGAGTGATACGTTTTCTACAAACATTGAAAAAAGTATAACGGTTTCAAAATATTCTTTATTACCCAATACACTTGAATTGGCAATAGACTTTTCTAAATACTTAACTCGTTTACGAACAGCTGGGACTTCCATAAGAGTTTCAAACTCTTTGTTTAATCCTAATACTTTAATTAAGTTGGAATAGGCGTCTGCGTGTCTGACTTCTGATTCTGCAAATGTAGCACCAACGTTTCCAATCTCGGGTTTAGGCATCTTATCATATATCTTACCCCAAAACGTTTTAACCGCTATTTCAATTTGAGATATAGCCAACATCGCTCTCTGTACTGATGTTTTTTCTTTATGTGATAAGTTTACTTTAAAGTCTTGAATATCTGATGTAAAGTTAAACTCGGTATGAACCCAATATGAATGTCTAATCGCATCAACATACTCATTCAACTGTGGGTATTCGTATGGTTTAAGATTGGTTCTTTTGTTAAATACGTTTGGTCTGTGTTTGTCTCTGTAAAGGATATATGATTTTGCTACATCATTAAGTCCCATATTCATTAACTCGTTCTCAACCAAGTCGTGAATATCATCAACAGTTGGGTTATCTATCCCACCGTTCCATAACTCAACGGTCACATTTGACGACACGTCCTCTGCCATTTCTTTATTGACATCACCTACCTCTTCCATAGATTTGAGGACGGCATTGGTTATTTTTGTAGGTTGGTATAATTCTTTTTCGGAGTTTCGTTTAATAACGTATTGTAGCATATATCTCGTTGATTATAGGTTTTGTTTTGAATGAGTAAATAAATAGAATATATATTAGGATTGTCGGAGTCATTATTTTATTTTTTACAAAAAAAATTAACTCTCAACCGGCCCCCATATATTTCTAAAATCTTCATCCACCTCTAACCTTTTTTCAAACTTATCACGTGGTAGTGGAGTATCTAAATCCCAAAGATATGTTCTACGGTACTCTTCGTACGCGATATCCATCGCCGATTGTTCTATGGTGTCATCATCACCTTCCCACGTGTTTTGTTTGTATGTATGTGGTGAATAGTATTCTTTACTCATCTTTTACAAAGACCCCACCTTCAAGTTTTCCTGTTCGTCCTTTGATTTCATTGTAAGCAGCTAAAAGACATTCTGTTGGTGTGTATCCTAACTGACCAGCCAATATAATTAGAGTAACAAAAGAATCACCAATTCCATCTTTAAGTTCTTCTTGATTGTCTTTCAATAGAGCACCTGCAGTCTCTCCAACTTCTTCCAAAACTTTTAACATTTGTTTTGGTGCGTTTTCTTGTTGGAGAATACCTTTGTCGTCTGCCCACTCAAGTGTTTTTTGTATTAGTGTATCAAATGATACACCGTCAAATAATTCTAATTGTTCTTTCATTTTGCCCATTTACCTCGTTTTACAAGTTGTGCGATTACTCCATATACTGATAAGTCTTCTAACGTATCATCAATACTCTCACCAACCTCATCGGGTTGGCCTAAGACTATAAGTTGTTTGATACGTTGTATCTTATCATTCATACGAAAAAATAATCCTGTTAATGATACTTTTTTATCTTCGTTTGTTTCCAACGGAGTCCCAAGTGATATATTACCCGGCCCATAGTTTCGTTGTTTTTTACAAAACGTTTCATACATTTCATTTTGTATCTGTCTAAACTCATTCATCATTTCGGGATAAAGTCGTTCACAGTATTCTACGGCTGTTTCTTCTATCATCCCTTTAGTAGTTGTTTTACAGTTTCTATTTCTTCTCGTGTTGGTTGGGGGTAATCGTGTGTTTGACCAAACGCATCTTCAATGGATTGGTAATGATACCCAACCGATTGTGCTAATCTAATACACATTGTATGAAATTCATAAATGTCCATATCTTCACTTATTGTGAATTCTATTTTACTTGCTTCGGTGATAAACTCGCTGTCATCACGTGTATATGTTAGTTTTGCCATAATGTTGTTATTTTGTTATTGCTTTGTAAAGTCCGTTTATTACACCTACAACGAATGAGATGAGTGGAATAGGCCAAAAAAGAATAGTTAATGTTTTACTCATTTTACTTTCTCTTATTTTTTCATCATCATCAACCATCCATTCAATGAATCTTAGATATAAGAAACCAATTAGTGTGTATTCTAGAATATATAAAAAAATCATATAGTATCCAATTATTTTTTGTTTTTGTTTTTCTTTCCAAAAATCTTATCCCACTTCTTATCAAATTCTTTTTTAGATATAGAAAGGGGACGTGATTTGTCCCCTTTACCATTTTGATTTTGATTACTCATTACAGGAGTTGAACGGCTTTGTTAATGTTGTTTTCAGAAACACCATATGATTTAACTTGTTCAATTGCCTTTTCAATAGTCAATTGACCAAATACATAATTCTCAGTAGTGGTCATTTCTCGTAACATTCTCACCACATCAGGTAGAGAACCAAACTTTGGTCGGTTGTTGACTGAAACCCATTTGGTAGAAACATCAATCTTGGTTCCATTTTCAGTAACCATATCTCGGTCATCATCCATCTCATATAAATCAATCATTCCGTTGAACGTTCCCATTTGGAACATTTTAGCGAATGAGTGGACATCGTCGTAAATCTGTTCATTTACTTCGTATCCATATGAATCAGAAAGATAAATGGAAACGGAGTTACCACCTGAAAAGGAATCCGAAGTGGAACTGACTGTGATGTTTGGAAAGTTTTTCTTTACATACTGTTTAATGACACTAGCAGTTGCAACGTGACTCATATAAATTTCAGGAGAGTCAAGTTTTTTACCGTTCCAACCGTGAGTACGTAAGTGTTTTTGAGGAAGTTGGAAGGTCATTCCGTTTAGATTGAATTTGAATTTTTTAGACATAATAGTAAGGGTTTGATTAACATTACATAAGAAAGATAAAGAACCTGGCAATTAAAGTCAAGTTCTTTATCAATTTTTTTTTAATTTAATTTAGATTTATTAAGTTTATTGGAACATTCCATTGTTTGTTACCTTCTTTTAGAACGGCTTTGGTTCTATTAACTTTATGAACTAAGAATACTTTTCCTGTCGCTTTAGGATGATTTACTGTAACAGTCATCCCTCTAGATAACTCGTTTCTAACGTCAATGGTTTCCATCTTACGTTTCCATCTGATAAGTTCTACAACTTTTTCATTCAGACTACGTAATTCTGACATTGACATTTGGTTTAACATTTCATTTGAAATAGACATAATAGTAAGGGTTTAATTAAGGGTTTCGTTGTCTCTCACAACACTTATATGATAAGGAATTATTTTATTAATGTCAAGGGTTATTTTAAAATAATATAAAATCTTTTTGCGTGGTTGGGTTCATAATCTCGTATGGAGTCTTGTAATAACTTATCATCCCATTGAACGTCCAACATCATTGTATCACCCCTCATAGAACGTAAAGGGCCTATCATATTATAAAACACACCATCACCATCGGTGTAACTTCGTTCATTGGTAGTGGCCATTCTAATGGTATTGTAATATGAATACAGATTAGACCGCCACTCAATTCGTTTGTGTTCTACGGGTGGTGTAACAACCCCCGATACTCGGTGTAAGGTTTGATTAGTAGAAGTATCCATCTGTAAAACGTAATAACCATTTAAGTCAGTTGGTAAGTTGATATTAAAGGTTATATCAATCGTTTCTTCGTCAATAGAAGTTGGTGTTGAACAACCTGTTAAGGCCATTCCAATGGCTACTATTAATAAATAAATCAGGGGTCGTAATTCTTTCATAACATTTATGGTTGTTTATTGTTGAACTACAATATACAACATTTATTTAAAAGACACAACTATCTTTTTTCTCTACCGTAAAAATCTAAAACAATACCACGGTTGTAAATACTATATGGTATTTTTATCTCTTTAAATGTTTCTTCTATTTTGTCTAACCATTCAATTCTTTGTTTAGTGGTGTTGTAATCGGTATCATACACCACGTTATTTTCAAAGTTATAAAACTTTTCACCTTCTGCCAACCATCGTTTCTTTAGTGGTTCGTGTAATAAGAACGCAGAACAAGTTAGTATTTCTGACATACAGTCGTGATACTCTTTTACGAAGTCTATCGTTCGTTGAAAATCCTCTTCGGTCTCGTTTAAATAACCAACAATTATTTGCATTGCAAACTGCATAGGATACTCCTTACCTTCGTTTATTTTTCTAACGTTCTCAAAGATTTCCCTAACACCATCGGTTTTGGTATATTTTTTCATATGTCGTAATACAGGCTCTGATGCAGATTCAAATCCTGTAATCATCTTCCTCATCCCCGCCTTATAATATAACTCCATATGTTCAATGTTTCTCATATGTTCTTGAAGTCTCATATTACCCCCCCACGAAATCATACCATCACCCCAACCCTTGTCAATCACTCTACGGGAGAACTCCTGTAACCATTTAGGCTTTCCATTTATAATAGAGTCGTGACAGAAGAAGTGATACCTTCCTTTATTTATCCAATGTTCCATTTCATCAATAACACTATCAATTGTTCTGTATCTAAATGTCGGTATAAAGTCGGGGACTGAACAAAAAGAACATCTATAAGGACACCCTCTACTAAATACCAATGGAACATTAGTATTGTATGTGCTGTTGTAATAATAATTCTCTTCTAATGGTTCGTAATTTGGAAAAGGTAGGGTTTCCATATCTATATTACCCCTACGTTCGTTGTGAGTCAATTTACCATCCTTCCACCACACAATACCTTTAATATCTTGTAATGATTCATTACTAAAGTCAGACATTAAAAGTTCAACAAAAGTTTCTTCACCATCACCCATAACGAACACATCTATAAAATCATATTGGTCTGTTGTGTATTTTGTATTCGGTAGAGTTCCAAAGTCAAGAACTTGAATACCATTACCACCCATTAGTATTTTAATATCAGGGAAACGTTCTTTGACTAATTTTGCAATAGCCAATGTAGCATCTATATTACCATCAATAATACTAAATCCTATATAAGATGCTTTTGTCTTTTCTATATATTTTGATATAAATCCATCTACTATATCGTATATTTCTTGATGGTCATATAACAACCAATACTGACCCTGTTTGGTGTATGTATTAAATAGATTAAAGAACTCACCTTGTTTGTCAGGTGGGTTTAAGAAAAAATAATCAATCACAGGGTCAATGACTGCTACGTTTAAAATATCATAAAACTTATCAATATATGACTTTAACCCAACAATCCCTGAATAATAACCTGATTCATTTATATTTGGAATTTGTAGTAAGATACAATCCTGTTCTTCAATGTCTTCTAATAAAAACCTATGAGTGATTTCCATATCATCATTCTTGACAAGATGGGCGTGATTGATGTATTGTGACAAATCAATCTTTAAATCAACAGGGGTTTTTCTTTTAGTTAGTTGTGCTTTTAATTTATTATCAGATTTTTTTATTTGAGATAAACTCTGCATTTATATTATATCTTTTTTTTAATAACTAAAAAGGGGGAACATTCATTCCCCCTTTCTTAACTATAAATATAAAGTTATATTAGAACTCATACTTCAAAGAAGCGTTCCAAGTTCTACCAAATCCAAACCAAACATAGTTACGGACATCAACACCGTTCCAAGTAGTGGAACCGTCTGTCGCGTGAATGTTGGAGTTAGATTCTGCAATATACGTATTGTCTAATACGTTGTTTACATTTACTCGTAAAGAAGCGGACTGACCAAATAAGTCAAACCGTGTGGTTATACCCGCGTCTAATAATCCATAAGATGGAAGTTTTAATGCACCATCGTTATCAGGTTGTGTAAAGTCAGAATCAGTAATAGAGTAGTCTGCGTATAACCCATCTACAAATCTATATCCTAAATCTACATTAACTCCTTTAACAACTTGGTAATCAACAGCGGTGTATGCAGTCAATTGTGCAGCGTCACCAACTTTAGCGTCTTTAGTATAAAGTGTACCTGTACCAATTGATTGTTGATTCTCATCAAACAACTCTGCGTCAAAGTCTTTGGTATATCGCCAATCACCTACCGATAACATACCTGATACTTTAAGAGTATTGATTGGTTGATAATCACCTTCAATCTCAACACCATTATGTCGTACATCAATATCACGGAATTGTGCAAACCCATCAACACCTTGTGAGTTTGTTAGAGAACGTGATACAAAACGATTACCCCACGTAGTTGAATACGCGTTTACGTTTAACCGAACTTGTGGACTTAAATACCCATACCCCAATTCAACAGAAGTAATCTGTTCGTTTTGAATATCGTCGTTCTTGATATTAGCGTAGTTAGGGAATATGGCGTCAAAGTTAGGTTGACGTGAAATAGTACCTGCGTTAAAAAACACATTACTTCTACTATCAATGTTGTAGTTTGCACCACCCTTTACATAACCACCACCTACTGCTACTTTTTCGGAAACAGGAAGTGTTGGTTGGTCAAATAAATCTTCTCGTTTGTATGTTTGATTAGACCCACCTGCTTGAAGTACAACGGTGAACTTATCATCACTATACTCAACCAAAGAGTTTAACCCATACCAACCTACATAACCAATGTTATAATAGTCAATCTTTGGGCCACTTAGTCCTGTGTTTTGGAATGGAGACGCGTCAACAAGAGTTTCAATAATCTGACCTGCAGAGTTTTTGTTACCTGTTGAATAGTACCCATCTAATCCCATTAGGTTATTAAGTACTCGGTAATGATACCCTTTGTAGTTACGTAAGTCAACTCCAATAGAAGCTTTTAAGTTATCACTTTCAAACTCTAAGTTTGAGATACCACCAATCCAATCGTGAGAGTTCATAGAAGCTCTACGAACCAATACTGAACGGTTAACACCATCTGCTCTAAATCCATTAGAACCAATACGTAGTCCATCAAATTTAGAAATGTCACCTGTATATGGGTCGGTAGTTGATTGGTTTAATGCCACAATAGCATCAAAGTCAATTGAACCATCAGGTAATCGTGAACCTCTACCATTTTCTAGGTAGTGTTCTGTTAAGTCTTTTCTGAATGGAAGAATATCCATATCACCGTTTCGGTAGTTGTTACCTCTTGGGCCGGTTCCACCACCTCGTCCCGCTGAACCATATAATGATGTAGCAAGTTTGAGTGATTCGTTAATATCCCAATCCCAATTGAAAGTAGCAAGAGGTTTGTTGTAGAAGTTTCTTCTCATAGAGAATTCTTCTCCATTCAATGTACCACCATTAGAGTTCCAACGTTGGTCAATACCTTCTTCACCGAAGTTTTGGAAGTCACGAATAGATACCCATACATCTCGTTGGTGATGCCATTGACCTGCACCTAAGATAGATAAGTTTAAGGAATGTGCTGACCCTTCGGGTTCATATCCAACTGCTCCAAAGTATGTCCAACCTTCACCTGAAGTATTATAAACATACCCATCACCACTCCATTTAGATAGAAGGAATGAAGACGCCCAACCGTTTGAGTTTTTACCTGTGTTATATACGATAGATGTTTTGGTATACCCATCATTACCAACCGTTTGAGAAACGGAACCACCTTGTTCCCTCTCCGCTGCTTTGGTAAAAATAGATACCGTACCACCTACTGATGGAACTGCTAATCTAGAAGCACCCAATCCTCTTTGGATTTGAATACCCGAAGCTACATCGGTTAGACCTTGCCAATTACTCCAATAGACCCACCCATTTTCCATATCGTTAACGGGTTGTCCGTTAATAAGGAAAGACGTGTTACGTTGGTCAAACCCTCTTAAAGAGATTCTTGAGTCACCATAACCACCACCTTGTTTGGTAGCGTACACGCCGGGTGTTCGGTTCATTACTTCAGGGAATTCTTGGTTCCCTACTTTAAGTCCAATCTCAACAGGGGAGATTGTGGAAACAGCAACAGGAGTTTCACGTACTTTTGCTACATCAATAACGCCGGACGTTACTACCACTTCACCCAATACACCTGTTTGTGGTTGTAGTAAAACTACCATACCATCAACTGCGGCTAAGGTTACTGTTGAATATCCCACAAAGGATACTTGGATTGAATCACCTTGACTGACAGAAATAGAAAAGGAACCATCAAAGCCGGTACTAACACCGTTCGTGGTTCCTTTTTCAACAACCGTTGCAGCTGCAAGTGGTTCATTTGTTTCAGCATCTGTCACGATACCCGTGACTTGTGCTTGTGTTGTTAGTGAGGTTAATACCATCACTAAGCCAATAAGTATATTTTTCATATTATTATTGTTGTTATTGTTTTGGTTAATAGTTCACATATTAAATAGAATATATATGAACTTAAAGGTAAGGAAAAGTGAGGTATTATCCAAAAGAAATAACCATATCGGTCATTCTTAACATTTAGTTAACCCACACTTTATTAGGGACGTTCATAAACCTATCGGAGAGAGGGAGATGTTCATTTGAACTCTCTCCCATTAAATCAAATATGATTGAATACCATATCGTTTTAAAGTCACCAACACTCATTGTATCGTCCATTGTATTATATTTGTACGATTCCAACAATTCAACAAAAGCCATATGAGCTAATTTGATATGTGAGTCTTGGTTATCAATATCACGTGTAATCTCATCAATAACAACAGACAGTTTTAGTAACTCTGTATTTTGTTTGGTAAGGTATTTGTGTATCATATGTATAAATAGGTTTGTATTTCTACAATATACACATACAATACATTAAAGTCAACTGTTTTTTATTTCTTTTTCTAGAAAAGCTATTCGTTGTTTAAGTCGGTGGATTTCCATCATCTGTTGGGTAATGGTTTTTCCGTTAGGATGTTTAACCCACACCACACTACCCATATCATATTTGACAACGGTACGTAGTTGGTCATTTACGTGTAGTTCCCATTCACCATCACGAATATATTTACGTCCTTTAACATAAAACTTACCTCGTTGTATGGTGTGTTTATCTACAAACGTAAAGTATCCAACTTTATTAAGTCTAATCCACTCTATTTTCTTTTGATTTTCTACCTGTTGAACCGTTTGCCCATTGACATTACCCATAAAAAGTATAACAACAATAAAAACTAAATAGAATAACCTTTTTTTCATTAACATATTAAACATAGGTACTCCTCATTTATTATAAATATACCTAATGTTAAGAAATTGTTAACTTAATGTCAACTAAATGTTAAGAAACTTATTCTGATTCGGTGATAAGAGTAGCTAACACATAAAATAAACCTGCAGGTATGCCGGGTATACAAAAAAGAAATACAAACAACAAACGCCAAAGGATTGGGTCGGTGTCTGTATAGTTTGCTAGACCACTACATAGTCCAAATACTTTTTTTTCTTTAGAACGTTTAAATGTTTTCATACTATATCCATTAATGATTTACCTACACCGTTTAACCATATTAAGAATAATACTAACAGTATAAATAAAAGTGTTTGTTTAATTATCTTTTTTAAAGAACTCATACAACTATAAATATCAAACAGTAACATTCCACAATGAAGTAGCTTGATTAAAGTCAAACTCTTTGTTGGTGTGGAATCCGAAACTACCACTAGATGGTTCACTACTTACAAACTTATCTATTAATGACTGAGGTGGTGTTTCTTTAACAAACCCCATATCGTGGTAGATTGCATCGTCATTACCATGTCCATTTTTCTGAAAGTATCGTTGGTATTCATCTAATGTTAATGTATCAGTAATCGTTTTCATCAATGACTTGGTTCGTATAGAAAATCCACTATTCATTATTCTATCATCGGGTGTCTTATGACCAATGTAGTCATATTCTAAAAACGTATCAGACCACATATCAACATTGGTTACAAACCCATCGTGTTGGTATGTTATTAAGTGTGTATAGTTAATGTTGTATTTTTCAAGAACATTATATAATTCAAACAGAATAAATGTTTGATATGTATAGAAATTACTAGTGATGTTAACATTAAAGAAAGGCATGTATGTTATATCACCATCTATTGGGTTTAGCCTATAACTCCGTAACCCTAAGTAGTGTGATAAATACGTTTGAACGTTTGTTGTTTTATTTAATCGGTTAACACAGTTAAGTTGAGTACTAGGGTCAATCCAATCTAAACATCCATTGATATTAACAAAAATAACATCATTTTTTAATCTATCGGTCATACCTGTTATCGTGGTTGTGTTGGTGGTGATTGTTCATCCGTATAACAACCCAACAAGAAAATAAACCAAATAGTATTATACCAACGGGTTGTTCAATATAAACAAAATAAAAACCTACAATGTAGTTTGACACCAATATCAAAAAAGAAAGTATAAACGGTATTACTGAATACTTATCCATTGTTAGGCACCAACAATCTATACACCATTGAATCCATTGTCTTAAATCTATAAATGGTATAAAAGTTATTTGTTAATGTTTGATACACTTGGTCTATTGGTGAGGTTGTAATGTTATTGTCTAATATAACGTGTAACCCTCGTTTAATGGTATCTTGTTTTTCATTTACGTCGCCAAAACAATGAATGTATCCTTCTATTGATTTGGTTTCATCTGTTTCGTTTACTAAAAATACTTTACTCATTATCTTTTTGTTTAGACTTCCATTCTCTTACTATATCATCTATTTGTGTGGCAGGGGCACCGTATTGGGGTATGTACTTATTACTCATATGGTGAGTTGATAATTCTTCTATATAATCATAGGGCGTGACTTTATTTAAATATAAGTTTATATCACTAGACCCACTTTCTAAATAATAAACATATTTAGTATGAGGTTCGGTTGGAAAATAGTTGTTGTCAATTAAATATTTTAATTGGTTACGTGACAACACATAACTAGCACTTAAATGATTCCACGGTCTTAGACAAACCAAACCATCTATAACTTGTATCTCCCTGATTACATCTGTTATGCCATCACCACCCATATGTATAGAATGTTCGGGGTGTAGGTCATCAAAGTATTTTGTGTCGTTATGGATTTCGTATCTAAGAAACCCAACATTGTTACGAACATCAATTTTTGATATACGTTCATTTAATTCAATTAGAGTTGTCAATGAGTTATTTGATATAAACACATCATCTTCAACATATATAAAGTAATCATAATTGTCTATGTTGTCTATCAAGTATTGTCTATTTTTAAATACTAAATGTTCCCCAACACTTTTGTCAAATACAATTGTTTTATATCCTTCAATTTCTTCTGTGCCAAATATAACGACATCTGACATCTTAGATAGTTCATCTATCACGGGTCTAAGGTATGGGACACTACTCCCCATATAATTTATAACGGTTGTTAATATTTTCATTGTGTGTTGTGTAACGGTTGTTTACTCCACCATTCTTTGAATTGGTCAAAGTCTTTGATGGGCCAAGGTTCTTTTAATTGTTGTTGAAATCGTTCCCACAAACTCAATTCTTTTTTATCAAAGTGAATATCATACGAACTCACCGACGGTAATCCACTATATTGACACGTTACGTTTTCCATATCAAAATGGTACTTCGTCTACTATACCATTGTTGTCAAAGTACATAAGTGAATTGTTACTTGTCCATTGACCATCGTTCCACGTGAAGGTAGGTAGGTCTTCAACATTAATTTGTACTCGTGAGTTTACGGGTGAGCCGGGTCGTCTACGGTATATGGTTTTTCCACCATCAGGTGATTCGTATATCCAACCATCACTCCAATCAGTAGAGGTCATCAACTCCAATCGTTTGTTTAGTTGGTGAATCTCAATGGTTTGTTTAGCAATAATTTCTTTCAGTACGTTTATATCTTCCATAACTATATAATTTGGTTATACCCCATAATACACAACAATTCACCGATAGTCAAATATAATACCCAATACCCCGTGGTTCTACGAAAAATTTTTGTAAGGAAGTTTTTTGCTCACTCATTTTTTTGTTTCCAACATATTATACCAAGACAACCATTTATAATCATATCGTTTGGTTAGTAAAACTTACCGTTTTTACACCTTTTACTAATGAACGGTTGGTTACTTTATCGTTTAGTTTTTTCTACACCAAACTTAGAAAGTTTATACCAAGCTCTTTCGTGAAAGAAATAAAGTATCATTTTGGTAACTACTTCAATACCTCCAATGGTTAATCCCATTTCCCAACTTCCAGTGATTACAGCTGAAAGAATCATAGTGTCTAATGTTCCTATTACTCTCCAACTTACAGTTTTTAATAAGTGTCTCTTATAACTTACCATCTTTTCTCATTTGTTCTCTGATGGAGGTTGCCGAGATTTCACCTATTTCTTGTGGTGGTACGTGTTCGATTACATCGTATCCTACTCCTCTACCATAGTTGATAGATTCAATATCGGGAACAATTGATAAAAAGATTCTACCTTCTTCAATGAGTGGTTTCAACTCTTCAGAAAGGTTCATCAAGATTTCACGTGCTGTCCAAGGGTTTTTCTCATCAGGTTTCACATCTCTGATTGCTACCCACACATTTTTTCCTTCTTTTAATCTTTCATTAATCAGCCAGTAATGTCCTTTATGGAACGGCTGCCATCTCCCGAAAAATACTGAATACTTCTTTTCCGTAGAGGAACTTTCTTTATCTGCTTTTGCTTGAAAATTTGCCATTATAACTTATTTTCTTCTTTTAAGAAGTTTACGATTTTGGTGAACGATTGTTCGGGTGTATCTTTGGTGGTATCCACATCAAAGAAATTCTTTTGAGGTGCTACATAATCTTCCGAATGGAAGTGGTCTCTTTCTCTTGGAGTAGAGGAGTGTACATAAAACTCTTGAAAATTATCTAAACCGATTCTTTCTTTAAATTCTTCTCTCAACCATTCATAAGGTGCTACTAAAGATACGACTACATCACATCCTTTTGTAGATAGGTACTCAGCGATTAACTGAGCTCTTCGGATGTTATTGATTCTCCCTTGTTCGGAGTAGTCTTTATTGATGGTTAATTTTCTTAAATCATCACCATCTACATGGAATACATCTTTTCTCCAATTTCTTTTCTCGGTTTGGAGGAGTTCTACTAACTTTTTACCAAGTACAGTTTTTCCATGAGCTGGTTGGCCTGTAAACCAATATATGTTACCTTTTGACATAACGTAGATTTAATTGTTACAAACATACGAAAATTATTTGGATTTACCAAATTATTTTTCTTTTAAAACCCCATCTAAGTTGAACGCGTCAGCCATTGCTTTTCTAAACTCCAATAACTCATCATCATCTAGTTTTCTAAATACCGAACTTTGTAGTTGTTTGATTACTTTTTGTGCAGCCTCCCAACCTTTAGATTCTAGGTTTGGCCGGTATCGTTCGTTTAGGGATTCTTTAAGTCCGTATGATTTAAACAACTTTTTTAAATCTGTTTTATCTCTATCTCTAGCATTCATATCTTTATACACACGAAGAACCTTTAGAAGTTGGTCTATGGTATAGGTTGTTTTGTTCGCTAAATGATATGCTAATTTCTTTATAGGGACATTTTCGTATTCTTTTCTAATTGTATCAACAACCATATCTAAATCACTTTTACCTTCGTTTACGGATTCTTTAAGTTTTGATTTTTTGTTAATGATATTTTTTATATCATTAAATGTTTTAAATGGAAAATACCCTTTATCTGGTATAGATACTACGTTTCTTGAATACTCTATTTTAATTCCTTGTGAATCGTAATTGTACTTATCTTCAATATTATACCTTACACTAAAAGTACTTACATTATCTCCATATCTATTTGGAAATTCTGCCAATTCTTTTACTTCCCCTACTCCTTTTTTTGTTTTAAGGAATTTAAAAACACTATCGTGTATTTTTTTTAATGATGTTGTATCATCTGATTCGTTTACGGATTCTTCAATTCCCCTATGAAACTTAACAATCTTCTTAATTTTATTCTCATCACCTGTTACAGTAACTTTCATATTATTAAAGTCAGGATTTGATTTAATACCGTGTCTTGAAAAGTCAGCATCAATCTCATCTATATCAGTAGAAGTTTTTCCTTTAAAATGGAATGTCTTAGTAACCGTTCCTTCGTTAAGGGTAGAAGGTATGTTGGCTAGTTTTAATAATCTTTGTTTGTCCATAATGGTGTTACATTCAGTTGGTTGTATACTATGTCTATAAATATAATTTAATTAGGATTTATCCTTAATCAAAAAAAAGTCTATAAGGGTAAAAAATTGACCCCGTATTGAAAGCGACCCCCCCACCGCTCTAAGTCATTGTTTTTTCTAGGGTTACGTGAAAGGGGGTTAGGGGTATGGCTAACTCTACGATGCTACAAAGCCCCCTCCGTCCCCCTTACAAGACAGAGTAGGGCTAAGTAACTGTTCTAGTTTAACTTAGAACATTGGTATTTCATCTTCTGTTACTTGTGGTTGAGGGTCACCTTCACTATCATCCATTACTGATTGGAGTAGTTGTTTGACATACGTTAGCTCACTCTCCAACCCACCTTCTGATGAGTAGTTAGGAAAGACTACTATCTGTAATGTCTCTTCTAATGTAAAGCCATCATTGATTAGACTGACCATCTCTATACTATGTCTAGTGGATAGGTTACGTTCTAGTTGACCATCTTCACTCTTTACATCTTCTCTTACTAGGGTTACTAGTTTAGCTACTGTTTTTATTTTAGTGTCTTCTACTTCCGAAAAGATATTGGACAGTAGCTCTACCTCACCTTCTTCGTCCAAGTAGTCCATTTGGATAGTCACAAATCTATCTTGGAGGGCTCTGTCTATCACTCGTGTGGATGTGTATTCCATTCCAACGTTAGCCGTTCCAATGAATGTCACCGTTGGGTGGACATTAATGATAGGTGAGTTGACGGATTCGTCTATTCTCAAATACCGTTGGTTGGGGTCTAACACACTCATTAGGATATTGAAGGCTTCAGGGTTAGCTCTACTCAACTCGTCCAATAGGATAATGGAGTTGGGTTGTTGAATAGCTTCTATGAATGGGGATTGAGAAAAGAATGTCCCACGTGATTGGTCAAAGTGAGTGTTACCTATTAGAGTAGCTCTTGGGTCTTGAGTGGAACCTAGGTTGAAAATGTGTAATGGTCTAGATAACGACTCAGCCAACCACTTGACCATCATAGTCTTACCACTTCCTGTTGGCCCACACACTAACACGTTTTGTGAACGGATAACACTTCTGACTGCGTACTTCCATCTTAGTTCATCTAATACTAGGTTATTAGGTTTTAGACTATATGATTCTGAATGTATGAACTGTTTTATTTCTTCTGTCTCTTCAGATACTTCCAACGGTTTCTGTAACTCATTGACAGGGTTAGAGTTAGCGTGGTTAAAGAACATCTCCATATCAACACGTCTCCACCCATTGGTTTCTCTAGAGGAGTCAAACTCAAGGGCTTGTCCTTCACTCACAGCTTTCTGTAATGTGATAGGTGAGGGTGAGGGTTGGTCGGTTGCTGTCCGTTTGTATGTTTCACCACTAGTGGCTTCTAGCATATAACGGCCAGTTTCTGTTTGGAATGGTTTGTAGTATATAGTACTCATAATGTAAGGGATTATGTTAAGGGTTAAAAACACATAGTGACTTTCACATCACTATGGAACTTAATTATGAATGTTACTAATAAAATTTCTTAAAGACCTAACCAAGTGTAGCCAGGTTCAATCACACCTCTCACACCTTCACGGTCAATGGAGTCAAACTGACATTCACTTTCAAGTTGGTACAAATACTCAACAACAGCATCAGTAATTTCTTTTTTAGAAGCGATGGGGTAAATACCATCAGACTCATTATAAAACTCATTACAGTACTCAATAAAATATAGCACTTCACTTTGGTGGTAAACGTGATTAGGAGTGTAGTACTTTTGAGAACTGACTTGTTTAACAGAGGGGATTGGAGTTTCTTGTATCATAGTAGTAAGGGGTTTGTTTATCATTAACTCAACACTTATAAGATAGTCAATCTGAATATTAATGTCAAGTATTTTTTTAACTAATTAGGATATGTTCTTCTACCTTACCCACATTCACGATGTCCATACCGTGTTCAGTCCAAAACATATTACCGCTTGGTTTGGTTTCTACCTCTACATACGCCATATCAACATCAGTCATTGATTGTTCAATAGCTTGGATAGCCATATCCTTATCTTGATAGACACCAATTAAATCATAATTTTGATGTCCGTGTTTGTTTATGTCTCCTGAATATGCTAAATATACTTTCATAGTAGTAAGGGTTTGTTTATCATTAACTCAACACTTATAAGATAGGGTTTATGAAAACCAATGTCAAGTATTTTTTTAAATTATTTTAGTTCAATGGAACGTCTAATACTACCAATCACTTTCAAGCCGTTTATACTTTCAGAGAAGTCTACACCACCTATCGTAGTCTCCACTTCTTCTTCACCGTAAGCCATATAGGAGTCCAACTCACTAAGGAGGTCTTGTATCTCACAAACGCAACCAACTTTAGAGGGTTCGTGTTCTTCAACAAACTCACGAAGGTCTGAAAGGTTGATGATTAAATTTCCAATAATAGAGTCATAAGATTTATTCATAATAGTAAGGGTTTTGTTTTAGGGTTAAATACTCTCTATAATCGTTTAAGTGTTATACCATTCCATTTACCATCCTTCAGCTCTGAACTATGGATATCCACACCAGCGTTAGTCTTTAGTGTGAATTCACCTAAGAACTTTTTTAGCACTCTTAACTCATCCTTAGTGATGGGGGTTTCAATCTCAGTAATTTTATATTCTATGTTCATAATAGTAAGGGGTTTAAATAATTGAAATTGTTTGGTAAGTTTCTCCACTTTCAGTCTCGTGGGTAGTAATAGTAATTGTTACGTCAGTTATAGTCATCATAATAGTAAGGGGTTAGTTAACATTACATCTATAATATAGGTATTCTGAAAACCAATGTCAAGTATTATTTTCAACTATTTTGCACTAGTGTGTGGTAATTGGGTCTATCTCCGTAGTCGTGAAAGTAGTCTCCACCCCTTATAGCTTACAGCTATGGGTGTTGACGTTTTTGAAGTACCACACGTTGCTCAAGTGCACCCCCCCTCGTAATATAGTAAATAGCTCTACTAATGTCAAGTGACAATATGTCGGTGAGTGGTGGAATATACAAAATTCTACAACCAATGTCAAGTCCTATTATCAACGGTTGTTATTATTACACTTACGGCTAACTCATCAGCCACTCTCATAGTTAGCTACCACACATACTGACAATGTGTCCTGTGGGTGAGTGGGGTGGTGAGCGGTAGGGGTAAGTAGTTGTTTTTAGTGAGGTTAGCGGTAGGTATACGGTGATTTCCCCTATATAAAAAAATTTGACTTTGTGTTATGAATACGCTTACGTTACTGTGCTCTTATCCCACACGTTTTTCTACTATATATATACCACCGTGGGTCATCGTGGTGAATAGTGGGAGATTTTCCCATAGTTACTATACACTATGGTATGTAGCTCTTACCACATACAAAAAAAGGGAAACTAATCTCTTAGCTTCCCTCTCTATCTCTCTCTCTCTACAATGATACTCTAATTATCCGTATTCAACCAACTATTATCGTCACTATACTGTTTCTTATAATACGACGATTTATCTACATTAGTCATTACTATCGTATAAAACCCTCGTAACCCATTTAAATCGGGTTTATCTTTTTCATCGTAATACCCATTATGTAATATTCTTAGTATTTTCTTTAATGGATGAACTACTTTATGAACGGTAGGTGGATTAGGAGATATCCATATTACTTCTCCTATATGGTCTTTCTTTATTAGATAGTCTTGTATCTTATATAATAACTCTTTTTGAGTATCTGATAAATCATAGGTAGTATCTGGCATAGTAGTAGTTGCTATATTATTTTTAGTGTCCGAGAGAATACTCAATCCAATCAGTAGTACAAATATATCGTACTTGTATTGGTGTGAGTTTAAACCACTCACCTCTTACTCTATATTCATCATAGTAGTTATGTAATATGTCTTCAATGTTTTCTTTCCACACTTTGACATTCTCAGCATAAGGAGTTTGACTTTCTAGTGTTTTCTCTCTATAAGTTGGATTTACTGATTTACCTATCTTGTAAATACCTGGCTTTGACTTATCTTTCATAAGGTAAGTTTGTTTCTGACCCTTCTTATTTAAACGACGGTTTAGTTTATTTCTATGTTTTCTTTCTCTTGTTTCTTGTTTTTTTCTTTTTTCTTCTTCTTTTCTTCTTTTTAGTTCTTCTTCTACTCTTCTATCAACTTCCTCATCTACTACTTTACTATACAATTCGTTCCAATTTGCCAAATGAACACCCTCTTGTTCAATAGATTTTACATCGTAATAATCATAGTATTGTGTTCTGAAATAGGTGAGATTTACTGATTCCAATCTATACCCTCTATATGCTCCGAGTATTGGGTCTCCATTTATTAAAGCCAGTATTTTACTATTTTCACCCTCTCGTATTAACTCGTTAAGTTGTTTAATGAACAAACGTTCATCGGAATTAATTAGGTGTTGTTCTCTAACACTTTGGCATTTTTTACAATTAGGTCTTTTACCGTCTCGTGAGTTACTATTTTTACTAAAATCAATAAGACCTTTTAATACACCACATTGAGTACAAAATTTTGCCTTATGTATTAACTTTGATTTCATAACTTAGTAGGGGTTTGTTTATCATTAACTCAACACTTATATGATAAGGAATTACTTCATTAATGTCAACCTTTTCTATATTATTTTTAGTGTCCGTTCCATTTAATTCCTTCCTTTTGATACCACAGGTATGCTCTTCCCAACAAGTTCAAATCTGTCTTGTCCTCTACCTTGTAGTCTTGATGTAGTAGTATGTTAAATACCAAATCATAGGGTTCATTGATAAAGATTATTCTACCCGACCCTTCAGGAGATTCCACCGATATAGGACGATTTCGGTTTTCTATTCCACGAGTTTCTATCCAAGTCAAAACTGTTCTCAGCCAATCGTGTTGTTGTATTGTTAGGTCTATCTTAGTATCTGACATCTACAATCTCACTATATTCTATCTCTTCTTGGGTTCCGTCCGAATCCAACACACACACCGAATATTCATACCACGGTAATGGCATTATTCCATCATTATTGAGATGTGGATTGTGAATCAAATACTCATCACCGTCCGATGTGTAAATCATAGCTTCACTGTGGTTGTCTATCAAATTAAGTAATTGTTCGTAAGTCATAACAGTAAGGGGTTTAGTTTATTGTTGATAGGGTTCAAACCAATACTCAAAATCACCATCACTAAAATGGTCAGGATATATGGTTGTATATTCATTTTCATCTTCTAAAGTAATTGTTGAGTCTGTTACATTTGTTACAGTCCATATGTAACCTTCAACGGTATCAATAAATTGTTGATTAATTTCAATATTTGTCATCATAGTAGTAGGGGTTTGTTTATCATTAACTCAACACTTATATGATACTGAATTATTTAATCAATGTCAAGTGTTTTTTAGTAAAATTCTTTATATAACTTCTTGTAAAATTCTTTGTTAAACTTTTTATTTCTTTCTATCCAAATATCATTTCCAAATATTTCTCTTATATGAGAGTCTAATTTATTTTGAGATATTTTAAAAGCCTTTGATGTTCGTCTCAATATATTTGTTTTGCCAAATCTAGTATTGACAAAATACCAAGAAACCCTTCTCATTGCGTCTTGAGTATTTTCGTCTAATTTGGTTATACTATTTTCTATTAATGTCAGAGCCATTTCACTTTGTAAGTTACTCATTTATCTCTCCATTATATTTCAATTTCATTCCGATATAATCACCCAACACACCCGTTAATAGATAGGTGGTAGCAAGATACAAGTCACCCTCAAAGATTGACTTGACTCCTATTGTGGTAGAAATCATCCAACTCAACTTAACAACAAAGGACGACCAAATGACTGTGAATGTATCCTCATTTGCAATCGCTCTTGTATTGTAAGTTCTACTTGATTGAAATATCAGATTGGTTGATATTAGTAGTAGGTATTCAGTCATTGAATATCACGTGTTCTTTGATTCGTTTGACTTGTGTTTTACCTTTCAGTATCTCTGTTTTTGGAAGTTTTAATACATCACCTATGTCAATGGTGGTGGCGTAGTAGTTATTGGATTGACTAGACTTCCAATCGTCTTCTGTAAGATAGGTGTAACATACGAACCAATCAAACACCCCATACTCATTCTCATTCCACGCTATCAACAAGTAATTACTCTCTCGTTTAGAAAACTCACCACCTCTCCAAGTGGTGGTGGTTTTACTTGTCTTTAACTCTAGTGGTTGACTTTCCAAGTACAAATCAGGCTCACTATCTAGTTTTGGAGATATAGTGTTCGGAACTATGTAGGAGAACGAAGTCTCCCACATAGATGAAATTAACTCTGACTTTAACTTGGTTGAAAATGAATTCCAATCCAATACTTCTTTCACCGTTGATAGTCTACGTTCAACGTCTTCTATTATTTCAGTAAGGTAGTAGCTGATTGTATCGTTCACGTTGTGACTTCCATCATTTTTTTATCTATTTTTGTAATCAATTCATTCTTAGAAATACTACGAGGGCCTGTCGTATCCCCGTCACTAAATTTTATGTTATTTATTTTATTAACAAACTCGTCTACATTATCCACTTTAATAAAATAATGAGATGTTGGAGACACTTCCGTATGTGGAAATGCCAATCCAGCATTCCCCCCTACTCTACGAATACTAATATTGGCATTTTTTTGTGTTGTAAACGTAAATGTCTGTGGCGTTATTTTTTTTTCTTTTATTCTTAATTTACTTTTCTTTTCATATTCCACCCAAACACAAGGAACATCAAATGGTTTTCCATTGTATATAAAAGAGTTTTCAGGAATATTTATCTCATTAACTTTCCAAAAATTTAACGGAACTTTGTCATATACTGACCTTTTCTTGAAACCTCTTGGTAATATGAATGCTATGGTATTAGAAAATATTGCAGCGCGTTTTATAAACTTTAAGGCTAAACTACCCTGCCTACCAAACGGTGGATTACCAATAGTTAATACGTTGGGTATCGGAAATTCATTTAAATGCCATTCTAAAAAATCCTGTTTTATAACACCGTCACATTTAGGTTCTAAATCAATACCAATTTTATTTGGATGGTCAATTAAATTATAAAACGCACCCGTGCCTGCAGATGGTTCTACTACTATATCATACTTAGAAACATCTATGGTATTAATACAGTATTGTGCTACACTTGTATTAGTATAAAATTGGTCTAAACCATAATCTTTTTTTCTACCCAAATAAAACCTCTCTATTGGATTTAGAAATTTTACAATTCGGAAAATCTTTAACTAAGTCTTTTCCGTGTTTAAATATAACCCTAACTATTGGGAAGTCAACTATATCACAACAAATATAAATTAACTTGTTAGCTTTATCATAAGCAACTTCTGAATCAAACTTACGACCTGCCCCAATTTGATTGGAAGGCATAAAATTTAAACCACGTTTAGTAAAGTTTTTAGCATCATACTTAACACCATTTTCACTAATATGGTCGTGGTCTTTATTTCCTTCTACACGAGTTAGTTCAGGAAACCAATGTATTAATTGTTCTTCCAACATAAAAGATGCGTTCCGCCCATCCTTAAAAAACTCATAAAGTCTTTCTTTTTTGATATCACCGAATGACATTGTATCAGTCAAATCAAAGTGGTATGTTTTATTTAATTTAATTGTCATTATATATAAATTTTTATTAGTTACTCTTTAATATAACGGTTCTAGCAATCAATGTCAAATTTTTTCTGAAATATATTGTTCTCTGAGTTCGTTTAATTTTTTTCTGTCTTTCGTTTGGTATTGTTTGGTACGTAAAATCTTATATAACATATTAATTTCATTGTCACGACTATCTTTGAACGCCAACGGTAAATTATTTCGTTTTTTCTCCAACCAAGTTAATAAGGTTTTCACAAACTCCACTTGTCTATCCGACATAACGTGTAAGTAAAGGGGTCTCTTGTGTTGTTTGAGTTGACTATTGATATT